ACCGAGGCAGGAGGATATGCTGATTAACTCCTTTTTGGATAACGCTAAAAAATACCCAGCACAAGCTTACCCATTTTTATCCGGCTGGCTTAGCAGACTGATAGACCTGTACAGCAAAAAAGATGTAGCTATCATGCTACAGCGTGCAGAGGATAATGGTGTAACGCTATCTTGGGAGATCGCTTATAGTGACGAGCTGTTAAATCAGTTTGCGCTAGATTTAACACACTATTTACCGGAGGCAGGAGATTTTACAGTAAATGCCTTAGAGGATTTGCTTGAGGATATTGAGGACTACGTTGACTATGGCTAATTTTAATCAAATAAGATATTTTGTAGGCGATTTTGAGACCACAGTATATGAGGGTCAGGCACGTACTGATGTTTGGGCTAGTGGATTATGTGAGCTTTTTACCGAGGACGCACACATATTCGCGAGCATAGACGACACCTTTGCTTATCTTTTTAAATTAACTGGTAATTTGGTGATTTATTATCACAACCTTAAATTTGACGGGTCATTTATACTTGACTATTTATTGAGACAGCCCAAAATAGTACAAGCGCTTAACAAGGATGACACTGGAGAGCACTGGGTTGATAAAAACCGTATGCGTAACTGGTCCTTAAGATACGCTATATCCAATAGAGGTCAATGGTATAACATTGTGCTAAAGCATAAAGGACGGTATATCGAGTTTAGGGACAGCGTTAAGCTATTACCATATAGTGTAAAAAAATTAGGTGAGGATTTTGGCACAAAGCACCAAAAAACATCTATAGAGTACAAGGGATATCGCAAACCTAACGGCATAATAACAGATAAAGAGCGTTTTTATCTCAAAAATGACCTTTTTGTGGTAAAAGAGTGTCTGGAGGTGATGTTTAAAGAGGGACATAAGGGCTTGACCATTGGATCATGCTGTATGCGTCAGTACAAGTCTATTTTTGGCAAAGAGCTTTTTGGAGAGTACTACCCTAATCTGTATAAAATCAATATAGACAGCGATAAAGCAAAGACACAAGGTGAGTTTATCCTAAAGTCTTACAAAGGAGGATACTGTTACTGTGCCCCCGAAAAGAGAGGTAGGATATTAACTAATGGGGTTACCCTGGACGTTAACTCTTTATATCCTTACAAAATGCACTCAAGGTCTTGTGAGCGATACCCTGTAGGTATAGGGACACACCGTAAAGGACCTATACCTGTCAGTATCCTAAAGGATGATAATCTGTATTATTTTATCCGCATAAAATGCCGGTTTAAAGTAAAAAAGGGGTATCTACCGTTTATCCAAATTAAGGGCAACTGTCATTACGATGGGACAGAGCACCTCACAACGTCAGATATACGTGATGAAGATGGCAAGTATTGTGACACCTATGTCGATCTGGATGGCTTTACCCGTCCAGCTAACGTCGATATGGTATTGACAAAAGATGATTATGAGCTTTTTAAATTACACTATATAATCAAAGACCTGCAAGAGATCGAGTATATCTATTTTGACACCGACATTGGCATGTTTGACGATTATATAAATGAGTGGGCAGAGGTTAAGCAAAATAGTGTAGGCGCTAAGCGTGGCATAGCAAAGCTGTTTAGCAACAATCTTTACGGTCAATTTGCAAAAAGTACAGACAGCTCTTTTAAGGTGGCAAGCATTGACCAGGAGACGGACACCATAAAGATGAGACCCGTTACAGAGCATAAAAAAGAGCCTGGATACATTGCGATTGGGTCGGCTATCACCTCAAAGTGCCGTAGGTACACCATTACACACGCACAGGCAAATTATCACGGTAGTGCACCTGGATTTTGCTACAGCGATACGGACAGCGTGCACATGGATATACCAGCGTCCCAGGTAAAAGGCTTTGATATTGATAAAAAGATTTACGGATATTGGGATCTTGAACTAGAGTGGGACGTTGCCTATTTTAGCAGACAAAAAACCTACATTGAGCAGTATATAAATGATGAGGGGGAGGTGGATTATAAACTAACGTGTGCCGGTATGCCGGATCGTTGCAAAGATCTTTTTATAAAATCAATCAAAAAAGGACAACCTGATAACGATCTGGAGAGGTCTTTTTTTCTAAACGATAACGGTGATTATATTAATAGAGATATGACAAGTCTTGATATAGGTCTGCGCGTCCCTGGCAAGCTTAAGCCAAAAAGATATCCTGGAGGCGTGGTACTGATTGACGGTGATTTTACGTACCATTAAAGTAAAAAGGGTAGCATAAGCTACCCTTAATACTATATCATTATCCACCGGTCATCTAAAGCACGCTACTACCCGGATATGTGGACGGTACGTTTTACCGCAAGTTATCCGCCCTACATCAATAGATGTAACGGTGGTTGATACCCTCAATATTTGAGTGCTGTCAATACGGCGTCTTTGCACGTCAAATTTTTAAATCTAAAATATCCCCCTGTAAAATAAGACCGTAACATGGTAAGGGTGGACTTATAGTGGTCAGCGCCAAAAGCCACGTCCGATATATCACCGCTCGTGACAGCGATCTTTGTCGGGTATGTGGTGTCTGCCACATCGCTGGCGTATACTATATTATCGCCATAGTGGATGGTGATACCATACTCTTTTTTGTCAAACACGATCGTACACAGATATCTACCCCGACCCTGTGGTCTGCCGATCATGCTCATATCGTCATTTAGATACACATCCTCTTTGAGTGCGTTTGCGTATCCGATCCCTCCCAGGGCGCGCACCATACCACTACCAGATTGGAGATCGGCTACCGTGCTATTAAAGTAGTTTTCAAAAACCCAGCCATCGCCCCTCAAATAGTTTGTGTCAGATTTTAGACGCTTGCTGATACCCAGGGCATTATAATAAGGGTTGAGAAGGCTTATTTTATTGCCCACAAGATAAAATGGGAGGTGCCTCACAGGCTGTCCATCGCCACGAGCCATAGAGGTGTGGACCGACAAAAGCTTGCTTAGCTCTCCAGGGAGATAGCTGTTGTCCTCGGTCTGTATCTCGTCAAAAAGCGCTCGTTTAACATCCTTAAAGGTGTGCGACACCCTCTTGATCTGACCAGCTTTTTTTAAAGACAAGCTGTATCCGCACAGTTTATCGTTAAGGTAAAGCTCTCTAAAAATACCACTCTCACAATTATGCCCCCTCATTTTATCGCCTGTAAAAAACAAATCTTTAATATCTTTAAAAAAGCTGTCCTCTGACCCGTCCACCTCATAGGCGTGCCTAAATATCAGGCAAAATTTATCCCCACGTTTTTTAAACTGATTAATTAACAACCTGTTAAAGTATACCGTTTTGCCCCCAGTGCGGTTACCAGCACACACATACAGCTCTGGGGGTTTGTTATTGATGTCACTTAAACTAAGCAATTTAGTACCATCGTAATGTTTAACATCCAAACCCTTACCCTCCTTATAGGTATAGTATACCAAATTATATTAAATTATGCAACTTTTTATTGACACGGATCGACAAATTTAGTATACTTAACTTAACAAACGATGGGGGGTGGATATAGTGGAATTAACAGAATGGTTAAATGCGATCTCGAACGTAGGTTTTCCAATCGTCACTACAGGAGTAGTGATGTGGTTTGTAAAATACATGACAGATAAATACGACAGTCGTATTGACGATTTGACAAGTGTCGTACAGGAAAATACAGATGTCATCATGGAACTTTTGAGGGAGATCAAAAGAGGTAAGGATGGTGAGTAATATGCTGGCTAAAAATAAAAAAAATCTATTTGCGTGGGCAAGCACCTCCGAGAAAGGGACTACGGATGGCAAGCGTGGTGATCAGACAGGCAAGGAGTGCAAAGTAGCTTATTATTATGATTTTGGACAGACAGATGTGATACGCTGTCGGTCTGTCACCAAAAGACGCAAAGTGGCTAAGCTTGCAAAAGCCCTTTGCCTGTCAAACAAGGTGGGGTACTCACAGCCAGACCGCAAAAGTTTATGGGACTATTGCAGTAAACAAAAATGGGATTACGAAAAAATTATGCACCAGATTGATCATGGTATCATGCCTAAGGTCAACGCCGATTGCAGTATGCTGGCTGGGTGCGTATACAATGTAGTATATAAAGATACCGTGTTTAAAGCGGACGTGTACACGGGTAACATGCTGAATCAAGCCGCCCTTGAGCCAAAAAAATTTAGCAGGATAAGCGTGGCAAAAGCAGAGCAGGCTTTTAAAAAAGGTGACCTGGTGCTCAAGCCGTATAAACACGTGATCATAAATGTATAGCAGGAGGTGTAAAAATGGCGGTAAGGAGTAAAGGAGAGCTGTTGGAGGCTGTAAAGGAAATTATTGGCGATCGCAACGACGACGCTGTGATTGCCTTGCTGGAGGATATCACAGACAGCTACCCGGACGAGGGTATTGATTGGCAAAAAAAGCTTGACGATCTGGACGCGGAGTGGCGGGGTAAATATATCGCACGGTTTAATGAACCGGTCAATATGGATAACGGTGGTGATCATGGAGCCACCAACAAGGACGTGGTGGACGAGGGAGACAACGATGTATCAGAGGTAGATGTATCTGACGTTGACGTGGAATACGATGACCTATTTGAGGATGACGGGGAGGTGGACGAGTAATGCCAATTATACCAAAAAGTGTAAGTCTAACAAAAGGCAGTGTTGACATACTAAACACGATACGTGCTAAATCAACGGACTACTACAAAAATCATGTACCAAAAATCTTACGTAATGTTAATGGCAAAAAACTGTCAAAAGCCGAGATCGAGAGGCAGATTTATGCTATCGGTGAGACGATCATGTCATTTGAGCCGGTGCGCAACGAGTTTTTGCAAGCTTTGTACGGTAGGATCGGCAAGGTGCTGATTACATCCAAGTCTTACCAAAATCCGTACCGACTTTTAAAGAGCGGTGTGTTGGAGTATGGTGAGACAATCCAGGATATTTTTATAGATATCATCAACGTACAGGATTTTGATCCGGAAAGGGCGGAAACAGAGGTATTTAAGCGTGAGCTACCCGATGTAAAAAGTACGTTTTACCATCTTAATTATCAAAAGCTCTACAAGGTTACTGTTGAGCGTGCAAGGTTAAAACAGGCCTTTTTAAGTGAAGAAGGTGTTGAGGAGCTTGTACTTTATATCGTAGACCAGATGACGTCAAGCATGGAGTACGATGAACAGTTGACCACGCTTTACATGATCGGTATGAGGGCTTTAAATGGTGCGATACATGTCACAAATTATCCAGCTGACGCTAGCCTGGACGATATTGCCGCTACCATTAAAGAGGTGTCCAATAACTGGACGTTTAAAAAGCGTAAATATAATTATGCTGGTGTCACAAATCACAGTCCTAAATCGGATCAAATTATTTTGGTCACGTCAAAATTTGACGCACAGTTTTCGACAAAAATTTTAGCGTGGGTATTTGACAAGACCGAGGCGGAGATCGGTTATAACAGGATTTTGCTGGACAGCTACAAAGAGCTGGACGTAGACCGACTGGACAAACTTTTTGAAAACGACCCAACATATCATCACTTTACAGAGGAGGAGCTGTCCGCTCTGGACGAGATCCCATGTATACACATTGATAAAGATTGGCTTAAGATTTACGATAATGACCTCGATTACGGAGAAATTGAAAATCCACAGGGTCGTTATATAAATCATAACCTGCATGCCTGGAAAACATTTGCTATATCGCCGTTTGCAAACGCAACCATGTATCTTCCAGAGGTGCAGAGCGTTACCAGTGTAGAGGTTAAGCCTGCTACAGCTAGTGTTTATCGCGGACAGACCATTAAACTAACCGCTGTAATAAACGGTACGGATTTTGCTGACAAGAGGGTGACATGGTCTACAAATGTAGATGACGTGATGGTTGACGAGGACGGCATGGTGATCATCCCGCACAACTCAAAATCAAATACGGTGACTGTGACAGCCACCTCAAAAGCCGATCCAGGCAAGAGCGATGACTGTACCATCACAATCGAAAACCTAACTGGGGCGTGATAAAAATGTATGTGAAACCTAACAGTGATATCTATTTGTTGAGGGGGATACCCCTTGACAATAGATATGAGCATACACTGTGGTTTGGAGACACCACGTCACAGCACAATTATTTTGCTGGTAAAGTTAAGCACCATTTTACGGATGTGACATACACTGGAAAGGATGATTTTGTTACGGTCAATATAACCGCTGATAACTGCTACGACTGTAACTATCTGATGTACCAAAACAAAGCGTTTGGACGTAAGTGGTTTTACGCTTTTATAAAAAAGGTGGAGTATGTTAGCAATGATGTTACAAGGATCTTTTACGAGATTGATATCATGCAGACGTGGTTGCACGATTATAAGATGGGAGAGTGTTTTGTTGAGAGGGAGCACGTGACTAATGACGCGATCGGATCTAACACCATACCAGAGCCTATATCTTTTGGGGAGGATCACTATAAAAAAACAGCCATAACTGGTGACTATCTGCTTAGTGATAAATGGAGTATAGCCATTGGATTTACAAAAAGTGTAGGTGAGGGAGGTAAAGTGACACCGTCTATCGTTGCTGGTGTGCCTTGCGGTACTGACGTTTATATATTTAACAGCTGGGATACCTTTAAGACTTTTTTTAAAGAACTAAGTTCGGAGAGTGTTGGTGCTGTGGCATTTATAACTACTATGCCGAGGGAGCTTGGAGTATCTATTGGCGCCGGACGAGTAACATCAAATGACGGTCAACCGTACACAAAAGTTATTGATATTCCTAGGTCTATTTTTACAACAAAACCAGGAAACTATACACCTGTAAATAACAAATGTTATGTTTATCCGTATAATTATCTTGAGGTACAATCAGCTGGAGAGACTTATCGCTACCAGCTGGAAAAAAACAAAGGATCATTTACGTTTGCGTACGACATGGCTTTTAGTGCCAATCCAGCGGTTTTTGTTAGGTGCACAAGCTACTCGGATCAAAACAATGGATTTACGTTTAGTGCTTACCCACAGCTACCTTGGAGTGGGCAGATATACAGTCAGTGGCAGATTGCAAAAAATGTAAATCAGTTAAATATGATAAAAGGTATGACGGCTAGTCACAGTCTAACTACGCTTGGAGGATCTCTTTTAAACAGTCTATACAACAACGCTATAACAGACGATACGTACACACGTATAGCACCATCAACAAATGGTACGTCTGGTGACTATAGCGGTATAGTGTCAAAAAGGCTAAGACCACTGTTTGCCAGGGCACACCTTACAGATAACGCTTTGCGGTCACTTGATAACTATTTTACAAGGTTTGGCTATCAGGTCAACAGGTTAAAGACACCGACAAGACATACTCGTCCATCTTTTAATTACGTTAAAACTCTTGGGTGTACAATAACAGGATCGCTACCAGCTGATGACATGCAGAGGATCAACGCGATCCACGACAGGGGTGTGACATACTGGTCAAACCACAGTGCGGTAGGTGATTACTCCGTTAATAATAAGTGAGGTGACAGATGGGTAATATATCTTTTTTTGATACATTGCATAAAAACAACCGTACTTTTGATCACTATCGTAGGTGGCTTTATGACATAGCTTTAAGCACCTTTGGATATAAGGGACTGCCTAAATCCATCAACGTGAGATTTTTAGAGCAGACCCTGATTGATAAAGGCATGGCTGTCATTTTTTACGATGAGATTATGGACAAATGGCTGTGCTTGCCGTTTGTAAATAACGGGTTTGACGTGTACGGAGATCCTGTACCATCTTATGCTTTTGGATACAACAGCTATAAGCACGAGTTAAATAGGGGTGAGTGTGTCATAATTTACAACAAAATGTCAAAATGCGGTGAGGCTGACACTTTGGACTTTTTTGCCGAGAGACTTTACCGCAAAAGTAGGGTTATTGATGTTAATGTTAATGCTCAAAAAACACCTGTTCTTATTAGGACAAGCCAACGCAACAGGCACTCACTTTTGCAGTTATACCAGCAGTATGACAGTGACACACCATATATCTGGGGTGACCAGGATATTGACTTGTCTAAAAACATGGACGTACTCAAAACAGACGCACCTTTTGTGTCTGACAAAATCAACGATCTGATGGCACAGGACATCAAGGAGTGCTTGAGCTATTTTGGTGTCACCACAGCTATTGACGCTAAAAAGGAAAGGCTGGTATCTGGTGAGGCGGATCAAAATGCCGGTGACAGCAATGCCAGCATTTTGAGCAGGCTTTACATGAGGGAGACAGCTATAGAGCAGTTTAACAAGTTGAGCGGATTAAACTGTGAGGTGTTTTTTAAGCCGAGATACCTTGATCAAAAGGAGGTGATGGATAACCTTGAGCCAGTACACTACGACAATAAGGCAGATATGCAACAGTAGCTATGGGGAGGGATGGCAAAATGCGAGCATACGTGATATCCTAAATGCAGGTAGGCGCAAAATATTTAATTTTGATTATGATCTTTTTGACGAGGACTACAAAGCTGTTATCGAGACAAAAGTGATCCGCCACTATTTTATGCACGAGATAGGACAGGAGACGGTCAACCTCTGGCTGTTTGATTTTGAGAGCAGATGGCTGGAGATTATAGACTATTATGACCAGCTTTACAGGAGTACACTCCTGGAGTTTGATCCTCTAAAAAACAGTGACTACAAGGTCATCACAAATAACAAAAGTGTGGGCAAGGATGTATTTACCGGCAACGTACACACAGATACGAGTGATGTGACCCTAGCTGGTAGCACCACGGTAGCCACAGGGCGTGACTGGGATAAGACGGATACGCATGACAGCCACGATAACAGGGTGGATGTTAACCACACGGACCGACACAGCAAGGGCACGTCCCAGACGACCGAGTATCTCGATCGACAGACAGTAACAGAGTATAACAGCAATGATACCGAAAGCGGTAGTGTGAGGACGGTCACCAATCATGGTGTGAGCGATACACCGCAGGGGGCACTCTCTGACGTACAAAATTTTAGGTACTTATCAAAAGCAGATTACAGTGAGGTAACGGTGACGCCGCAGTTACACAAAAACAGCAAGAGCGGATCGGACACCTCAAAAGAGCTTGGGCAGACAGTCATCAGCAACAGCGGTGTTGACACGGATGACGGTGACAGTCATACCCAGGACAAAGGTATCTCTGATAGTGGTACAGTCCATGTGTCTAACACCACCGATAACACCGAGGTGGACAGCGAGAGCAGGACCACAGGTGAGGTGGATACGGACACCTCTGATAACCGCGACACTACAAACACCACTGATGGGGTTAGTCATACAGAGGGTAAGACAGGATCGGAGAGCTATAGTGATCTGTTACAAAAATACAGGGATACATTTATAAATGTAGATATGATGATCATTAATGAGCTACGTGATATGTTTATGCTTATATACTAAGGAGGTGATAAGGTGCAATGGAGGACATTTTTTAGATACCCTTTTATGCCTATGACGTTGCCAGAGAGCTATACTAATTTGTTTAGCTGGGAAGAGCAACTTAGGTGCCTGATCGGCGATGTCTATAAATTTATTGACTATTTTAACGAGGAAATGGACAATCTCAAAGATGATATTGATCTTGACGTAAATGCAGAGATACAAAAGGCACTTGCAGAGATAAGACAAGAGGTTGATTCCATACGCAACAGTGCCCAGGACGTTTATAATAGATTAAACTCGGAGATGACGGCACTTAGGCGAGATATGGCTAACAACAACACTACCTTGCGTACGGAGATGTCTCAACTGAGACTTAATCTGACAAATCTGTTTGAGGATCTGGATAATAGAGTAAACATACAAATAAGACAGGTATATCAAAAGATTGAGGATTTAAAGAGTTATCTACTTTTGCAGATAGGAAACAGTGAGATACGATCACAGCAGTACACGGACGACAGGGTGGATGGTGAGCGTAACGAGAGGGTAATGGCGGATAAGAGATTGCAGGTTCTTATTGACAATTTACAATGGCGGTTGCCTTACATCTATAACCCGGCAAGGGGTATGATGGGTAGTATCGGACAGGCTGTATGTGATCTGTATAATTACCTTGGTAGTGGTGGTTTAAAAATCAATCAGATTGAGGACGACGTGATACCTGTAAATTACTTTGAGGATAACGACATAACTGTAACATACGTGGACACCATGATGGGCGATGTTATCGAGCAGAGCAAAGCTCTGACTATATGGTCACCTTACAGTGGTACTAAGGATCGTATTGACAAGGTCATCTACGACATGACTAAGGCTGTAAATGTCAATAACAAAAGGATTGATATTTTTGCTGACAATGATATCAAGGTTGAGGATTTTGATGACAGCCATTACACGGCGTGGGAAATGGGCGTACACAAATGGTATAATAGTAGTGCAGTGCCTACAGATTATGCCGACCGGGTAAGAGATAATTATGTGCTTTTAAAAGCGATTAAAAATACCACGAATATTTTGCCTAGCGAGTTTGTAACAAAGTCTTATCCGTATTATCTGGTGGAGGTGCTGTTCAAGGACACAAATGTAACTAAGGTATTTAGGGTCAAGAGCAATGCCAGGGTAGTATTTGCTGACTATCAGCTGGTTAGTGATCTCGGGGTGAGGGATTTACCTATACATTTTTACAGATATGCGGAGATCCATAACATAAGAGATCTAGCGCAGTGGACGTTTGAGGATGGGTACGTCCAGCCGGGTAGTACGACACCTACTGTCACTGCCAGCATAATAATCTCAAGAATATGGGGCATAGAGAGTGTTACAGATATATTAGATAAGGAGGACTAAAAAATGATTGATGACAAAGAGATAAAAGATACAGATGTAGTGGAGGAGGCACAGGATGTACAGGAGGCACAGGATGTACAGGAGGCGGACAAAGTTGATGATTTTAAAAAAGAGCTAATTAGGCGATATAACGAATCTACTATTGACGCTATGCCTACTACTGATGGGGTCGAGAGTGTACTCACAAATAATCCAACTTATGAGGGTGCAAGTAACCAGACTACTAATTTTAAATTGCCACTATATGTGAGGGGCGATAATTTTAAGGTGCTGACGGATCAAAATATCGCTATGTCTATTATTGACAATACGCTTGCAGGTCTCAATGACAAAGGGACAGGCAATGAACAAAATATCACACAGCTAAATAGGGACTTGTCGTTATTGCGTAACAGTCTTAACACCTTGCGAGGTATCGTTACAAATCAAGGTAATCATATAAATGAGATTGACGAGGATATCGCTACGATCCCTACCATACAGGCGGACTTGATCTCTCAAAATAATTTGATCAAATCTTTGACTACGAGGGTGCTTGCTCTGGAGGATGATAGTACGAGTGCGCAAGGCAATATTGGTACCATGAGAAATGAGATATCAACGCTTAAAAGCACAACTAATGGTCATGTAGCAGAGCTTGAGAGGATCAGGAATAAAATTAAAGCGGCGTATGCCTTTAAGAGTGATATTAATCCAGGCAATACTCCTTTAACCACTAGAATTCACGGCGGCAATCCGATCCAGAGATCAAAATATTTGGTGACAATTTCTGGGTCACGCACAGATAGCGCCGGTCAAACTGGATATTCTAAGCAGTGGATAATTGATGGAAACAATATTAAAGGTGATAA